TGCCTGAAGAGTTGCGTTCATTGGTCTGGAAGAATGACGCGGCACCAGTCCTTTTCTCGATAACCTCAAAGCATATCCGAATGTCAGTTTCAGCCCATGCTAACGACCTTGTGTTATTCGGAAAGTAAACTGATTCGTTAGGGTTACCTTCTGTGGGATACGATACACCCGGCTCAAGGTCATAGACATTTTTGGTATACCCTTCACCCGCTTTATGGAATCCATAAGGGCAATTCTCCACATATTGGAAGTCCGCTTTCTGGTTGAAAGCAAGGTTGATAGCGTTCACAGGGTCTTTGATGATTATTGGTAAATCTCGACCCCTCAACTGTCCTGGTATTCTATCAAATGGGCCGCCGACGAAGGGATACTTGCCTGTCTTTGTGATTTTTCGTAGAGGTTTACCTGAGAGGAAAGTCTCTGTTTTCCGTTCTATTAGGAACCTGTACCTTTCGCGACGGCCATTCTTTATGTAATAGCCAAACCATCTGTAAACGTCTATCGGTAAGGCTCTAAACTTATCGTCAACTACGTCACTAAGCCCTAAGTCTTCAGCCCTTAGCTTCTCAATGCCGTCTTTGTTTAGATCTGCGGCACTTTGAAACTTCACCACCATCTTAGCGTCAACATTCATGAATATACCTTGATCACCATACTCAAGTATCTTATCGCCTGTCAAGTGTAGTATTCTCATGATATGCGGAAGTTTCTGGATATCGTCTCCATAACGCGGCATGAGCATATCATCGAGGTTATCTATGTTTTCTAAGACAGCTTTCTCAAACCTTACCTTCTCAGTCTTTATCTCGAAACTCACGTTGCCGTCTTTATCGTATTTCGGTATATTTCTATCCACCCACTCATACCAAACATTACGGTATATCTCGAAGATTGAGAAACCTTGAGTTATCTTGTTCTGTATGTAGTCTGATACTTCAGGTAAAGCGTTAACTTCGTTCTTGCCGACCATCCACTTGGCAAAACGTTCCACATTATCTTTATTGTCGATGTCATTGGCTTCTGTAGCTATGGTATGGATTGACTCTGGGTTCCAACAGGTAGCTTGTAGGGTTGATTGATAGGTATCGCAGATTGCCGGACATACTCCTAAGTTCCTATCAGACTGCCAGCCTTTGATGTTTAATCCTTCAAGGACTGAGGGCTTCTCGGCATTGTAATGTCTAAGGGCTTGCTTGCGGCCTTCTATCCAATCGACCTGGGCGCCCTCGTCAGCGATAATATCCTGCTCTATCATGTCGACTATCGCCTTTTGCTCTTTGAGTGAAAAAGTATCCGCATTCTCGATGTCTTTAATATCTTCTTTATCTGGCATTATCGTCTTGTCCTTTGGTTGACCGTTCTCGGAGTGTGGACTTCCCCCGCGTAACTCTTACCATTCTTAAAGCAGATAGCCATATATTTCCCGCCCGGCAACTTCTTTGTTCTGACCTTTCCTCCTTCGGCAATACATTTCTCGAAATCAACTGGCATTATCCCCTCCCAAATATCTTACGCACACCGTTTATCATGCCCGGGTTAGCGTCCCTGCGGGCTTGCTTAACTATGTCATTAAAGCGAATAGCTTCTGTTACCATCGAAACCTGCAACTCACCGAAAGCCATTATCATTTCTGCCCTGCTTTTAGGCTGTAGGAATATCGTCATTCCCTTATCACTTCGACCTACGGCACATACGATATCATCAGTCGATATATACTTATCCGGGTTCTCAGCGAATAACTCTGCCTTCGTCTTTACAGGTATCTCAGGCGCTTCCATCTATTCTCCTTTGGATTGTTGGGGCGGTTTTGGGCATATCACTTTCACTTTCATGTTTCGGGTTTGACATACAGAAATACCTTGTCAAGTCACAGAAATCCTTATACTTCTCCATAGGAGCGACATTATTCTTTACATCGCCATCGCCAGCCACAATATCTTTACGCGAATACCGAGAATGATGTCGGATCGAGTTCTCACAGTTATCAGTAAAGAATAATTTGGGTTGGACTATGATTTCATTATCTTTTTTCTCATAGTGAAGATACTCTCTTACCTTCAAATGGCCTGCTTCAATAGTGTCTATACCATCATCAAACTTAAATCCTCGCTTTTTAAGTTCCTGTTTCGGAGTGGTTTTAGACTGTCCACCCTGCCTTTCAGCCAATTGCATGGTCTTGTTGCCGAAATTCGGGTCAAGGATTCGTTTATAGGCTTTATTACAACCGCACCCGACTAATGCGTCCTCTTTTTCGTGTATAAGTTTGGCATAGTCATCGTAAGTTTTATCGTCAAAAAGCATCTCATTAAAATTGCGACTCGGATATTCGTCTATAACGTAGCAGGTGCCGGTCTTATCAACGGCGATCCATACCATCGCCCACGGCTTACGGTCATGCGGGTCAAGGATATGATAGAGAGTGCAGTCCTTTAGGTTCGGAGTGTCCTCGAAAGGAATGACATGAATATTACGATTGAAACTGATATAAATCTTGCCGGATAGGTTGATAGGTAAGCCATATATACGAGCCATGATTTCGTCATTAGGCATGAGTAATATTTCTTCATTCACTCTCTTTTGGTCTATATAAGGATTTTCCGGTGTCCATAACATATAAAATTTCATGCCGTTTTTCTGGATTATGCGCGGAAGTTCTTTGTTCACTATGGGGGCGAATTTAGACTCAATCATTTCGTGGTCTTCAAACAGGTCTTGGATGAGGTCTGTTATCCCCTTCAAGCTTGTCATGGTGAATATCATTTCACCGTTACGGTCTATAAGTCGCATCCGCTGCTCTTTATAAATATCATACGGCGGCTCTTCATCATTCCATATTCCATCCACATCATCTGAAGCAAAGCTTTCGCGCGCCTGGTCATATGACTTAAAAAGAATAAGCGAGCCATTATCAAAAAGCAGTTTCCTGTTAGTGAAACCGTTTATCTCATCATACCGGCCATACTTAATACGGTTTTTCGGAGCCACTTCCCATACCTTGCGTTGTTGAATATTTACGGAGTCTTGAAAGGTCTCAGCTGAGGCCCACCAACGTTGTTTAGGTTTGGCAAGGCATTTAGTTATAATATATTCAGCGCCCTCTTCGGTCTTCCCTGCACGATTACCACCAAAAATACCCTTCACCCTGGATGGGTCATCGTGAAATTTAGCTTGTAATGGCAGGTGAGTATAGAAGTCAAGCGGAGTTATCTTCTTACGATACTCAAGCTCGATGAGTAGGTCTCGAAGTTCTTTATCTATATTATTTTGTTTTTCCAAGAGTAACATTTATTTTTTCTATCAGTCCTTTTGTATCTAAATCCTTAAACTTCTCTAAAAAGTTGTTGCCAAGGTTGTGGTCAATTTCAGTTCTATCACGCCATCCAAAACGATTTTTCATGTTCATAAAAAATACAGAGGAATTAAAAAATGAGTTTCCTACATTTTTACGGCCTCTTTCCATCCACCAAGCTTTACATAATACTTCGCCTTTTTGTAAGGTTTGACGAAACTCGTTTTCTCTTTCCTCCAATCTTGACCATAATTGACTATTAAACTTAATCGCATGACCCTTTTTATCTCTTTGAACACAGAAAGCCGATCTTATCTCACAGTCAGAAGCTCCATCAGCTGAGAGTAGAAGCACTATGTCTTTCCAATTCTCCGGTAAGCAATCCTCAAGTTTCTTAGTTGGCCTTCCTGTCTTCTTGGTATATTTATATTTCTTGGGCATTAAGCTAAGCTCTCCGCTTCCGCCTTAATAGCATATTTACAAGCACTAATTTCGATCCTACATTGCCTTTGTTTCTCATTGATAGTCTGTATCTCAGCCTTCTTGGCCGCCATAGCCTGTTGAATAGGTATAAGTTCTTCGGTAGCTTTAATCTTTAGTTTTGAGTATGCGGATTGTTTTTGTGATAAGGTATGAAGATATTGGATGAGTTGATCGCCGGAAAGACTTGCTATACTTATATCGTCTTTTGCCAAGAGTCCTCCAAAAAATTAAAATAATATTATTTATCCATAAAAAAGAGCCAACCCGCTGCGCGCAGATTGACTCTTATATTTTATGGTTTCAACCGGTAGCTAGCCGGGAGTTTTAATTTCTACTTGAAGTATACACTAACTGAATTTTTTATGCAAATCATTTTTCAAATATCTTTCCCACGCCCGGTGTATAGCGTTGACCGGCGGATCAAATTTATAGTCTACCCAAATAGTAAATAATAATGTAAACAGCATCCCGGCTCTCTCATAATACCGTTCTTCTCTCTCAGTCATCGGTCAGGCTACCCTGGCACTGCCTCGTATCATATTGCATCATGGGCGTGGTGTCCTGCTCGACATATCCCGATGGTTGGTCGTATCGTTCTGATAAAGAGCTCTGTGGCTGAGGTTCGGCGCCGGTGAGCCTGTGTAAATCGTTCTGCAATGCTTCCCAATCATTCGCGGAAGCGGTTACTGCGGTTAAAAGCATTGCGATAATTATTAAGG